TTCTCTGGATTGTGAGTAATTGGTTTTGCAGCAGCAACATCCTCAGATGTAAGCTTTACATTTTCTGTTATTTCTTTTTCTTCTTTTTCTTCTTCTTTGTCTTGTACATCTGATGATAATGTTAGGTTAGATTTAAATTCAGCAAGTTTAGAGTCAATTAGTTTACCTATAGCCTCCATGTCCTCACTTGAAAAGTATGACTCTTTAGAGATTGCCTCAACCACTTTCTTTGGTGTTGCAACAGTTTCTGTTGGTTTGTCAGATGCTGCTACTTCCTCCTCTACTACTGGCTCAGTTACTTCCTCTTTTACTTCCTCCTCCTTTTCAACTAGAGAGTCAATAACACCCTCCTCTTTAATCACTAACATCATACCGTCCTCTAGTGTGTACTCACCTACAGGTAGTGCTATTCTTTGATCATCCTCTGTGACAATGTTCACTGCATTACCAGACTCAAAAGAGTCAGCTTCTAAAACAGTAACACCATCATCTAGTTTCATTGTAGCCAATTTCACCTCCATTCCTAAAGCTGATTTTATGGCATTAAGTGTCTCACTTGCTTTACTCATTTTATTACATTTTTTAGATTTATATATATGACTATTTGATTTTTAATCTGTTGTATTTTTAATGATCTCTTTGATCTTATCAATCAACACCTCATCATCAGATAATTGCTTAGAAGTTTCTAACTCCTCAAAACCTTGAAACATGCCCTCAATGCTAAAGCCTCTATACGAGCCATCTTTTACTTGTTGCCACTCCTCATCATTGTAGATTTTCATCATGATTACCCATGATCCTACAGGTGCATTTAGTTTGTATAAATTACTTTTATCTTTTTTAGAGTCCTCAACAATCCAGCTCTCGATAACAGATGCACCCTTTACTGGTTTCTCATGCTCTGATGTCACATTGTTTACATTTAAGTTTTTCATGTATAACTCTTGAGCCTTTGATATTGTTTCTTTACTAAAAAATATATTAAACTCTTTATCAGCAAGTTTCCTATAGATCCTTTTCTCTGGTACTAATGCAACGCCCACAACGACTCTCCTATCTTCATTTGCTACTTTAAGCTCTATTTGTTGTTGACTTAATGCTACCCAGTTCTCATCAGTTGCTGGATTCTCTACAAGGCTGACAGCAAAAACACCATCCTCCTCACTTCTTATAAATAACTCTATTTCCTCCATGTTTAAATAACTTTAATATTTGTTTATTGTTTTATTTTATATACCACTCAACTCCACTTTGTCTCTCTCCATGCTCTGTGCAGTTGTCACATCACCAGCAACTACAAATGCCTTGACAGGCTGTTGATCTTGACCTAATGTCTGAGCTAGTTGATTTTCTGGACTATTACCTGCAATATTAAACATTGGAGTGCTTGTTGCACTTGCAGCACTAGCAGATGTTGGTACACTACCAGTAGTTGGTGATGCACTTTCATATTTTGTATTCTTAATCTTTTTAATATTCATTGCTGCTGTAGCAGCTGCGATTGCAGCCATTAACGGTCCCATCACGATTCCAATTACTGGCAATGCTGATCCAGATTGATAGGCACTCATGACAGATTGAATACCAGTCACAATAGCTGTTGCAAGTTGTATTTTTTTATCTCTCTCAAAAGCCTTTTTTCTGATCCTTTCCTTTTTAGCCTCATCATCTCCAGCCTTTGCAAGTTCAGCATCTGTTATAGCTTGACTCAATCCACCTAATGCTGATAATGCATTTCCCACTCCAGCAATTGCAGCCTCTCTGTCAGCTTTCTTTTTATCTTCTTTCTTTTTGTTTTCAGCTATCTCCTCTTCGTTATACTTTTTGTTGATAGCTAGTATTTCAGAGTTTAATTTATCTGTGAGTTGTTTTTCTAGTTCAGCATTACCCTCAGCAATAGCAAACTTTGCATCATAGCTTTCAATTAAAAGTTGTAATTCTCTCTCTTGATTGTCTTTTATTAGCTCAACTTCTAGTTTATGTTGTGCATCAATTTTATCAATTCTTTTTTGATTTTCAGCTTTTTCTTTTTCATCTTTTATTGCATCATATTTAGCATTAATCTCAAGCTCTTGCTTTGCTAGTTCCTCAAGTGCTAACTTTTCAAGTGCAAGTCTTTCGTTTTTTTCTAAATTTTTATTAAGTTTTAAGTCCTCAATTTTTCTTGCATTTGCAATTCTTATATTTTCTAGCTCTGTTTCTCTATCTTGTGCTTTTAATTTTTGTTCAGCATCTTCTATAGCTCTTGCAGCTGCCAACCTGTTTGCTTCAGCTTGTTGTTTTTTAGCTTGATATGCTTTCCATCTTGCAAGTCTTTCAGCTTGACCATCTTGTGTTATTTGAGTTAAGTCTTGTTGGTGGTCTATTTCTTGGCTTTTTAACTTTTTTAGTTTGTCTTTACTTATTTGTAACGCTGTGAAAGCCTTGTTAGCTTCTACCATAGCAGCGGCAGCTTCCTCAGTATACATATTTTCTTCAAACAGTTTTTGTTTGTGTTCATCGGCTTTTTGCTCTATTACTATTTGCTTTTCTATAGCCTTTTCTACTTCTTTTATTTGGTCTTGTGTATTTTTTAAATTGTCTTTTGCCTTTTGTTCTTCTGCGTCTGTTATTTCTTTAATAGAAGCACCCTCTAGTTTTAATTGTCTAATTCGTTGGTCGTGTGCTGTTTGTTGTTCATCTCTTAACTTTTCTAATTTTGATATTGCCCTATCTAGTTCCCTGTTAACCTCAGCTTGTGCAACTGCTAACTCATGTGTTGTTGCTGCCGCTTGTTCAGCAACATCATCAGTCCCAACAAACCAATTATATAAATCTTGTATAGGTTTCATTAATAACATAACACCAGCTATCAAAGCACCAATTCCAGCAACTATTAACCCTATTGGATTTGCAGTCATTACAACATTTAAAATCCTTTGTACAACAGTTGATGCCATGATTGCAGCTTTCAAACCACTAAATGCTTTGATGCCCTCACGAACAGAATTTATACCTTGTGTGATTGCCATAGCTGACTGTACTCTTAACAACATCTCCTCAACAGCCTCAGACTCTACACCAAAAGTACCCATAACTCCAGTACCTATAGCAAATGCACCAGACACACCCTCAATTGCACCACCTAAGTTTTGCGCTGTTGTTCCAGCCATAGCATCAATTGCTAAGTCTGTGTCAATAATTACTTTTTTGTATTGACCTACTTTAGTTTGTAAGTCTTTAAATTCTTGACTGTTAGATTGACCAGCTGCTGCTAAAGCATACATAGCATCCTCTAGTTCCCCTATCTGTGTTGTTAATGGTTTGATACCTTCATTTGCAGTATTAAAAACCTGCTCAAAAGTTTGACCAAGTTTATCCATGTTCTTGATAGCCTCCTTAGTCTGCGCATCAATTACAATCTCTCTTACTATCTTTTTTGCCATGCTTTCTCTCTTTTAAGCTGTTCTTTTTTTTCTTTAATAGTCTTAGGTATTTTATACTTACCTTTTGCTATATCAATGTTTTCACTTACACCAATATATTTATCTTGTGCTAATAGCTCTAAAATTGTATCAATCATATTATCCCTCTTGTATTATTAGAATTGTTGTGGTCTCTATAGCATTTCCAGCTGCATCATAATATGTTACAGGGATCTGTTGAGACCTTTGTGATCCTGTTGTGTTTCTAGGTATTGTTATGTCTAATGTTCTCTCTGTTGTATGTGTGACTGGTAATGTTAATGTAATAAATTGTGTTTCTCTAGTTGCTGAAAAAGTTACATATCCACCACCACCATCAAATTGCTTAGTAGCATTTGGAGGTTTTAACATTTTAAAAGGTAAATTTAATGTACCAGCCTCAGATGGCACAGGTGCATTTGGTGTTGCTATCACACCTTTCTCTTCAACAAAATTTGATATTAATACAAACTCAACAACTCCAGTTGTTAAATCTGATTTCATTGTGTCAATAGTGTACTTTTTATCACGCAATATTATATTGTCATCTAGTGATAATGTAGCTAATAAATTAAGAGGTAATATACATTTAACTGTTACCTTTCTTGATTTACTATTAAATAAGTTCATCATATATGAGCTGTAAAAAGTCATATATAAACTTTTATCTATTGCATTATCTTTTAGTGTTGAAACTTCAAAACCAAAATTTTGAGAGTGATCCTCTAGGTTATAGACTTGATCTTGTCCAAAAGGCATATATTGTGTTATTTCTGTTGCTGTTGATCCATCACTAAAATAAAAAGATACATTTGTGTTTTTAAGCTCATCCATAAATAGCTTTACTGGTTTTGGTATAAAACTCTTACCACCACTAGCTGAGTCAACTGCATAGCTTACCTGCAAGTTTGTGCCTGTAAATTTTGTGAATAACATATTCTCAAATGGTAGTTTTATTTTAAAGTCTTTACCATCATAGTCAAACTTTTCTTTAAGCTGTCCATAGTTTCTACCATACTCACCTTCAAATGTTTCATTTAAAAATGCTTTTGACTTTTGCCACTCAAAACTGACAGTCTTATATAATTTTAACCTATCAACTTTTATGCTTTCTGTATCTGTATACTCTGTGATATTTATCTCACCACCAAAATTATAAAAGTCCTCTAATGGCTCAATCTGGTAATTAAGCTCTGTTTCTGTTGGATATATAGTGAGGTTAAATTGTTTTAAAATACCACTAAACCAGTCAACCACTTTGATGTCTGGTGCTAGATTATTAAAACTTATATTATTAGTTAATGCTAGTGCATCAATTGCTTGTGTAAATGTTGTGCCATTTGTAGTCAATGATCCACCAAAAGTGTAATATACATAAGTGTGTTTTACTGTAGCATTTAATGTACATGCAGTTCCTTGTGCTCTAGCTTGTAATGTATAGACATCATTAAGACTAGGACTGTTTTGTATATTTGGAGCAATGTATATTGTTTGTGCAACACCACTATAGGTCACAGGCTGACTACTTAAAAGCTCTCCATTTTTGTATGTATCAATTATGACTGTTGTGTTCACTGATGTTGTAATATTTGTTAATTGCATTTGATGAAATGCTTGAGCACTTGTTGGCTCAGTATATTTTACAATATATTCATTGTTTACTAAAGTTGATCCAGATGATGTGTTGTTAAAAGTTATATTTTCTGGCTCACCAGATACTGATGGTGTTACTGCATTTTTAAAATATGTAAAAGACTTTTTAAAGTAATTACTATCTACAAAGTTACCACTCCATGTCAATCCATACTTATCCTTTATAGCCTCAAGTATTGCTCTGTCCTTTAATGCAGGAAACAACTCAGTCCAAACTATTGGATAACTACTATTTGATATATCTGTACTTGCACCACCTCCATATGTCCATACTCTGTTAGAGCTAATTAATGGAAACCTTACATCTAGGTCGGCTGTACTTGTGATTGAGTTAGATACATTTGCAGCTGTATAATCTAGTGCATAATCATCATAATTAAGATCACTTAATTTATCATCACCAAACAAATCTTTAAGTGTTACAATCTCACCATAAAATGTAACCTTATAAGACTCTGGTCTATTATTTTTTATTTGTGCACCCTCAAGCTGTACTTTACCTCTTTTAAAAGGTATGTGATTGATCTCAATCCTTGCCTCAGCCCTAGTCCTAGCTGTAAAAGTACCATCAAAGTCATTATTGTAAAAGAAACTAAATATATCATTATTATTATCACTAGCAGGTACAGTAAACGCTTGACTAAAGTCTGACTGTGTTTTGCTAATATCTGATATAGTTTGTATGCTAGATGTGATCTGTATTTTTTCATCTCCATAAAGATCTACTCTTTTATCATTTATATATAGTTGTACTTTCCTCATTATTGTATGTTATTAACAATGTGATGTGCATAATCAAATGTAAGTGTGTAATTTATTAAGCCATCATTAATATTTTCTTGTAATGCTAGGCTTTTTGTTTGTGGCACAACTGGCTTACCATCTAGTCTAATACACTCACTTAATAAGATCTGTTGTATTACATCACTATATCCCTCTCTTACAAATCCTGTATTTACTTGGATCTGTTCTAGTCCATTTGTGTTAAAGTTTTGTGTAATGTTTTTAGAGGTGTTATAATCTACACTAGATGGCATAAGATTAAACTTACTGCTAGTTGTGTTTATATTAGACTTAGATACCTTAAAGAAAATTATTGTTTGCCACACACCATACTTGTTAACAAAGTCACATACTAATGGAGTGTATTTAGGCTCACATACTTCTGTAAATGTAAATGTTTTATAAAGCACACTATCCTTAAATATTTTTAAAGTAGATCCACCCTTATCTTTATGTGCAGCTGGTATGTAAGGTATGTGTCCATTTTCTGTGCCATTCATGTCTATATCAACATTTGCAGTTGTACCATCTAAACATATATATGTTGCATCCCAGTCATCACCACCTCCATGCTCCTCTTGAAAGTAAAACAAAGCTCCATTGTTTTGATTTTTAAGTAGATAATACTCACCCTCATCTAGCATTATATTAGCATCTAAAACTGGATTTTTACCATCAGCAAAATAGCCATATCCATTGTAAGCTATTAAGTGTAACTCTTGTTGTTGTACACCAGCTCTCTTAACTATAGCTTTACAATAAACATACTCTGATGTAGTTGTGGCTGTCTCTCCAGTTACTGGTGTAAATGATGTGTGACTTATATAATATCTTAGATAGTCACTTATATCAAAGTTGACAGTCAATAGTGTTGCTGATGGCACTCTCTTAGAAAGTGAGTAAGTAGCTGATGCAGGTTCACTACTAGGATCTTGATGTATATATAGATCTACTTGTATTAATTGCCCAACACCTGTACCAGCCTGTGTGATCATGTATGGACTCCTTACATTTATTTTAGTATATGCTGACATTTTATTTTATTTTAATTCACTTTAGTATCTGTACCTTTTGTCACTTGATCAAGAAACTCATCCACATCAAGCCCAAACTTCTCTATAATATCATCTGGTAACCTTAGAAATGCATCCTCAAATGGCTTTGTAAAAAACAATGTAGGCTTCAATCCTTTTGTCCAGACTGATCTAGCTACAGCAAATGGTGATATTCCCTTTCTTTTTGCCCATGCTTCAAAATGTCTGGGACTTATTTTCTTATTTCTTTTAAATCTGAAAGGTGATTCTGGAGCTTTTAAACTTGAGTATGCACCTCTTACACCTTGATCAACAAAGTCACCATAATCAGCCATGACAAATGAAGCTGAAAAACTGTTTTTCATCACTCTCTTTCTAAACTGTAAAGAGCCATATAAGTTTTTAGTATCATTGCTTTTATTCTTTGTTAACATTGCCCTAGACTGTTTTACAACATACCTACCAAAATCTGATAATTCCTTAGCTACTCTCTTTGTATCAAATGACATAATATTTAATTATTTGCAAACACATGAACAGGATTTTGTGGTGTTACTATGTTATCAAACTCAATTACATTTGTACTCATTACATCAACAAAAAAACCATCCTCATAAGTTGGCTCTGTTAAAACCCTATCATTGTCATCATAAGTGCCCTCTGTTAACTGTATTTTATTTATTAATACAACAGCCTCAATGTGATCATTATAATCCAACCTAGAGCTTTTATATACTCCCTTAGATATTAGGTCTAATATTGCTGATTGATAATCTTGATATTTTAATTTATATACTATCATGTTGTTCTTATTACTTTTTTAATTCTACCTGTTGACATTGTATATGTACTTGGATTTGATATGACATTAGTTGAGTCATCCTCAAATGTTTCTGTTATTGTAGATGTGCCAGTCAATCCTGTCACAGATAATACGTCAGCATTTCTTGTTGCACTTGCTGATGTTGTTACTATATAAGATGATGGTGTAGATGCCTCCTCAAGTTGTATTCCCCATATAAAAACATCATTAGCATCATCACCATTTGCAGCTCTATTTATTACCCTAACATTTGTTGATGTTTCACCTCCAGTATTTACTACATTATATCTAACCCAATCAGCAGTCAATGTAACAGAATTTGCACCACTACCAGCCTCTATTGTTACCTTTTCCCCAGCTGTACCTTTCATGAATATAGAAAGCACATGAGTGTTTGATGTTGTTACTGTACTATTTCTAAATACTCTAGCATTAGCAACACCACCTAGAGCTAACTTTTCAGCTGTTGTTGTACCATCTGGTGCTGTAGTATCATTGGCTGTAACTGTTGAGCTATTTTTTTTCCAGTATGTATTGTCAAACTCTTGAGAGTAGTGTAGTAAATTTGTTGACTGTGACTCAACTAAAACACTTGGACATGTCACACCATCATAGTCTAGTCTAGGTACATTTGCAGCAACTGACTCTAGTAGATTACTACTGTTTGTCCTATATGCTGTTGTAGATCTAACCACATCTAAATCAAACCCACCAGCTAGAGGTTTCATTGCTATAAGCTTACCTGTGCCATAAGCTGATGGCTGTATTTTACCTATAGGTGAAGCACTAAATACATCTGATGTATCTATACAAGATATTGACTCAACAACACCTCCATGTGACACAGCCTTTCCTATGTACATATTTGTAAATACTGTCAATGGATTTTGCACTACTAATGCCAGAGTGTTACTAGCTAAACTCTTTGATGTTGGTGTTAGGTTTGCACTTGTCTCATCTTTCAAAGTTACTGCTGTTGTCTTAGCACTTACAAAAGTGCCCTCACTAGCACCATTAAATGTCATGGTACTATCAGCTATAATATTATCATCTGTGCCAGAAACAACTGCAAGAGAAAAACTAGCATCTGTATTTCTTACTGTGCCATCTGGTGCTGTTGCTGTACCATTAACTGCTGCTGGTAATGTGTTTGTGCCTACTACAGCTCCAGCACTATTCCTAACTGAGATCTCTATGTCTCCTAGAGCTAAAGTACCTTGTGCTAGTATTGTACTTGTAAAGCTATTATCTGAATTGCTAACTGTACCATTTGATATAGCTTGTGTCAATGATCCACCAGAGACTATTGATCCAGTATACAATGTTGCACCAGCTGAGTCTGTGATTTTATATGTTGCATCCTCACATGCTGATGGTGATACTGTGCCACATATTGTCATTTCATTTGGTACTTCAACATCAAATGTTGCTGCCCAACCTGCATAAAAGTTTTCAAACCTTTCTGTAAAAGATTCTAGGCTAGGCTGTGATCCATCAGCAAGAGCAAAGTTGTCATTCCTAAGATCACCTCTCCTCATCAATTCTAGTATTCTTGTAGCTACAGCAAACTGTGTATTGAGTACATCTTGCTCATTGTCATTACCAACGAACTTGTCAGTAGTTGGCTCTTTTGATTTGTCTACTATATCCATGCAAAAAACAGTAATATTAAATATATTAGTCCTCTCTGTTACTGTTGCACTATTAACCTGTATATGTGCATAAGGCATAATAGTTTGCTTTGCTAAGTCAATTTCCCATATTGATCCCTCAGTCACAGCGTTACATTGTGGATCTTCTAGCAATTGTGTTTTTAATGTGTCTAATAAATTGTAGTATGTTATCATTTCTTATAACTGTTTTTTATTAATTGTGCCTCTAGCTCATTTTTTTCTTTTTCAAAACTTAGATAAGTCAAACATAAATGTATATTTAACTTGCTAACTTGGTCAAATCTTCTAACATCACCTTGAGCGAGTGTGTAGATATTTTGGTAAAAACCCCACTTTTTTCCAAAGTTGGATACCTTGCTGTGATTATCTTGATTGCTTCCTCTCTGGTAGAGTGTTGGATAACGTCCTTTAAGTCGTTTGCTAAATTCCAAAAAAAAACCAAACTCCCAAGAGCAATACCTAGAGGCATGTACTGCATGAGATCAGCAAACTCCTTTGTACCATTGTATTCACATATATCATATTTATCACCTACTTTCTTTGTGATAGGTCTAAACAATACAGCCATTGCCTTATGCATCTCACCCTCTTTACCTAAATAAGCTGTAAGGTCAGCATACTCTCCAGATGTGATCTCCTCAAAGTCTGGGATAAAACCAAACTCTTGACTTTTTATTTTAAACCTATGTTTAAACTGTACCTCACTATTCATTAGCTTATGCAACTCCTCAGCTACAAACTTAACATCTGAGTGTTTTAAATAAGTAACCCTCTCAAATGGTATATTGCAAAGCACCTCAACAGTTCTTTGATTTAAAAACTCACCATCAATATCTTTTATAACTTTAATGTACTTTTGATATTGACCTACTGAGATCTCATTTAAATTGTCTGGATATTCAATTTCTACTTTCATATCTAATTAATTAACTATTATTTGTTGATTTTGTTGTATGCCTTATGATATGTAATACATCCCTTTATTTGGATTTGACAGTTGATAAAAAACAGCATACCTCAAGGCATCAATTAAATGGTTATGATCATCACATGGTTTGTTGCCTTTATCTAGCCATCTATAATTGTTTAGCTCTTTGACCATGTTACTAGATTTGTGATCTACTACAATGTCATAGTCTTGCATGATCTTGATGCCTGTCAATATACTATCCTTACCTTTTTTAGTTGCTACTAAGTTGCAACCCTTAGATCTAACCTCTTGAATAAGTCTAGGTTCAGCTGAGTCACCTACAATTAAACTGTCACCAGCATGTCTTATGTTTATGTTTGCAATTTCTGATGTGGTCAATTTAGTCTTATATAGCAACTCCTTTGCATAGATCAATTTTTTCTTTTTATCTATAGCCACTTCTATCAACGTAGTAGGATCGTTTGAGTAGCCATAATCTTGACCATAGATTGTAGGAATATGATCTGGATTAAAATCACCTAGCCTCCAGTTTTCAAATACAGATCCCTGTAAGCTACCTATCTGACCAAGTCCATAAACCTTGTACCAGTTTGCCCAATACTTACTGGTCTTTGATTTATCCTTAGCTTTTAGTATAAAGTCAATGGCTGACTGTGGACATGCCTCATTGTCCTTATATGTTAATATTAAAAAGTCAACATCCTCATCACCTTGTAATTGATCATGAAACCAAAACTCACTTGTTGGATTCCAGTCTAGGTATATATCACCCTTTGTCCTAGCTGACAGCTCTGTGTAAACATGTAGGCTCATATTATTACACTCATTCATGTAGAGGACATCTCTCCTAGCACCTCTCAACTTTGCATCATCATCAGCACTAAAAAACTCAATATAAGATCCATTTGGAAAATTAAACTTTTTATCTGTGGCATTCCACCATCTAGCTCTCCAGTTATTTTTAGAGTGCATCATCTTTTTAAAGTCTTTAAGAGCTCCTCTCTTTAGATGAGGTACTGACTCAGCTACTACACTAATCTCAATCATAGGTGTGTTTATAGCTGTGTTTATTAATATTGGCAATATACCATAGGTCTTACCAGCTGATGTACCTCCCTGCACAGCCTTGATCCTTTTACCTAGAGATAGGATCTTGTTTATTGCTGTAGTCTTTTGCACCATTTAAAACATAGGATTGATTGTACCTAGATTTATATCTTGTGTTTCTTTAGGCTTACCATCTATTTGCTCCATGATCATCTGGATAGCCTTGAGACTATCTGTTCCTTTTTTACTCATTGCCCAGCTTTGAAGTTTCATTGCTATTTGCATTTGTGTAGGTACTTTCATAACCACAGAACCATCATCATTTATAGAAACCACCTGGCTAGGTGGTATAGTTATATTCCCATCACTAGACAATAAGTCTTTAACTTGTGTTCTTATAGACACAGGTCTACCTCCCTTTGTTGGGTCATTATGTGGAAATTGTGTTGCCTTTCCAACCATTGGGTCTATATCTTTACCAAACTTTGCCATATTTTACGTTTTAAGCCGTTTTAAAGCCGTTAATACTTTTTGTGGTCTGTTACTACTCCATTTACTTTTAAGGTCAATGTATCGTCTAATTTTAACATTCTCTTTATTATTACATCACAATACTTTGGGTCTAATTCCATTCCGTAACATTTACGTTTTAGTTGGTGTGATGCTACCATTGTTGAGCCACTACCTAAATAAGCATCAAAAATTAATTTAATTTCTTTTTTAGAATGTCTGTCAGCATATTCAAAACACCATTGCATTATTTTTTGTGGTTTTTGAGTAGGATGATTTTTTTCTTCTCTATTGGCTTTTGCTCTTGCGTATTCTTTTATTCTTAAAGCATTATTAAAAGATGTCCACGCCATTTCTCCATCTGCTAAACTAAATCCTCGTTGTCCTTTATCCCATATTAACCACCCCATTGTTGGTGGTAAATCATCTGTAAAGTAATTACCTCCCCATATTATTTGATTATCAGATATTTCACATAAGTATTGTAAAACTCCTTTTTCAGGTTTACTCTTATCCCAATCAGGAGCATCATAAGATTTCCAACCATTTTTATCTGCTCCACCTTTACCATCTCCCTTTCCTTTTAACATTCCTCCATAATCAATTCCATAAGGTGGGTCTGTTAATAATAACTCTATTTTTGAATTGTTTAAAACTTTATCTATTAATTTAGTATCTGTACTATCTCCACAAAGTAATCTATGCTCTCCTATCTCTATTAAATCTCCTAATACTGTTATAGGTTCTTCAGGTGGTGCTTCGTTAAAGTTATCTTCTTCTGCTTCCAGCACTTCTTCTTCAGGTATTTCAATACCCCATTCTTCTAATGTATCTTCTTCTAATTCATTTTCTAAATTATCAAAATCAAAGTCAATGTTACTTCTTGCAGTTTGGTTATCTGCTAATGCAAACTCTCTGCCTTCAGGAGTATCTAAATCAATGTCGTTTCTTCTAACTGCTATTAATGTTTTACCATCCGTTTCTACAATCTTTACATCTTCTAATCCTAACTCTCCAAAATTCTCAGTCGTTTTATTACCAGCTATTATACGGTTATTCTTATCAATTAAAATAGACCTACCAGCGCCAAACTTTGAAAGGCTTTGTTCCATCAGTTTTTTACCATACTGTGTCCCCTTGTTAAAGTTTTTGTCATCAAACTTTAGGTCTGTTATTTTATTACCCATTTGCTTCTGTTTCTTCATAAGTTTCCCAAACCTTTTTAAGTTTACCAATAATCTCTCTTACACAGCCACCACATCCCATGTCATTCTCTATCCTCCTATTAAATATCCTCCTACCTATTTTTGCAAGTCTCCTCCATTCAGATGGTTTTATATCTGTTGGTTTTGTGCTAAAATAATCATCTAGTATCTCATACTCATATTTATCTAAGCACTCAACTTTCCACTTAAATAAGTTATTTAGCTTTTCTTTACGTTCCTCACAGCCACAGTCATCTCCAAATACAGCTTTTACAGCTTTCTTTATTCCAGTTGCCTCTGTTATCTTCTCAACAACATCGCCCAACCCCTCAACTTTTGACTCATTTTTAACTACTTTTTTTGGCTTTTTAGCCACTTTTTTCTTTGTTGTTTTTTTCTTATCCATAATTATTATTATTTACCTTGACCTCTATACTTCTTTTTATAATTTTTAGAGTGTTTTAACACACTTGTTTTGCTTTTACTATGCACTCCTTTTCTTTTTTTCTTAGGTGTAATTAGTTTTGATATTACTACTCTTTTAGCCATTACTTTATTAATTCAAAATCTTTGTTTAAATAGTCTATAAAATCTTCACCAACACAATTCTGTAGTCTTTTTTTACAGTTTTTTATAGTATTAAATACAGAGGTCAAACTGATCTTAGTCTCATTACTAAGTTTTCTCATGCTTTTCTCATTACTTATATAAGTATCAAACAGCATCCTGTCATACCAATGCCACCTGTTAGTCTCTGTGATGATTTTATCTATGATTATATTGTATGCTTGTTCATTCTCTGATCCATCTAGTTGTGCCATATCAAAACCCTCACCTAATTTTATAATGTATGAGTTTCTTTTTTTCTGTTTTAGATGATTCATTGATACTCTTTTGAGTGTAATCCATAAAAAAACCATGTTTACCTCTTGATCTTCATTTAATACTCTCTGAGCTATTGGTAGATCTTTGTATTTTTTATTGACTCTCTTGTCGTTTTCTTTGTGTTTCTTTGATCCTAGCTGTGTCAATTCTATATATGCATCTTGTACAATGTCCTCAATATATTTGTTGTGCTTATTTTCTGGAAATGATCTAACTATATTAAGGTACTCATTGTGCTTTTTAGATACTATATAGAGCCAATTCATACTTATATAACTTTATTATGTTGTATTTGTTTATTCAACCTTTTCATTTTGCCTCATAATTCTCTCTATTCTATACTCTAAAAACTTCTTATTGATGATCAACTCTTGTGCTGTCATGGTGTTTGTATAGATAAGACCATCTGTTGAGTCTAGGCATTTGGTTTCATATACAAATTTCTTAACAAAAAGCTCATTAGCCATCTTGTACTCAACCACATACAGTATACCATCAATCATCATATAAAAAAAAGCCTAACTCATAAAGCTAGGCATAGTGTTAAAATGGCAAACCAGTATCAGTTGGCTCATTTATTTCTACAACTTTTGTTTTTTGTTTTTCACACCTCCAATGAGATAGAGAGTTGTATATTCTATTGTTATAAACCTTGCCTCTTATATTAAACTCAACCTCAACATGATCCCCTACATTGTGATTTTCTATAAATTGATCAATAAACTTAATAGAGTCACCAGTTTGATACATACTCAAAGCTAATGGTGTTACATATCCATTGTCATTTGTGTGATCAACAACATAGTCCAAAACAACTGCACCATTGTCTAGTGTTTTTTTCTCTCCTATTGATTTTATTACCCCTGTCATTTTAAAACTCATACTTATATTTTTTTATTTTGTTTTACAATATACGAAAATATCAATTAGTCACAAACAATGTTCTCTAAAGTTATCAATGACTCAGACACTTTCTTATACCATTTCTTGTATTTTAATGGCTTGTTTTTAATCATCTCTTGCTTTTTTACATAAACATCATACTGTCTAGATAAGTCATTTAAATCTAAAATATAATAATTATTATTTATTAATATATCCTTAGCCTCTTTGATCTGATTTCTTGTTTGCCTATAATGTGCAAATATTTGATTTTCTATACTCATAATTTATTATTTAAATTTTTATAATACTCTCTAGCTAGTGTGATCTTTTCTTTCATGTTTTTAATATCCTCACCACTAAGCTCAACATTAAAAAGTTTTATCCTTTGCTCTATTGGTATTTTATCTAAATTGTGAAACTCTCTAACCTCATGCTCAACCTCTATGCTTATCTCACCAATTTCACCTCGTTTCCATGATACTCTTCTCATCTCATCCTGTATCAAAGTCTCTGGTGTTGGCACTAGACAATAACACAGCCATGATCTATGTACATTTGTAAGCCACATGTATGCCTTTAGTTGCCATTCATATAATGACTTAGGTATTTTATCCTCAAAAAATGGGAATGTAGCAGCTGACCAGCTTGTTTTTACATCAATAACATAGTCATCTGTGATCACATCTGGTGTGCCACACACATATTCATTCTCAAAATACTGATCATTCTTGTGGAGTTGACCTTGATCCATCATAACCTCACACAATTCAATAGATAATTCCTCAACCTCTGTACCTTTCTCTGTGTATTTTGTGTTGATCTCTTGCTTTATTCCATACTCATTCTCTAAGTACAACTCTTTAAGGTATGTTTTAGCTCCTTTTGATAGCTCTGGAGGTGCATCCCTTTTTAATAGTAGGCTGTCTCTAAGGTGTGCCTGTTTTTCTGTTAGCTTAACCTTTGACAGCAACCCCTCTAATGTGAGAGATTGCTTATCTGTAAGTTTTGCTGTAGGATTATCAGCCATGATCCTGCCTAGACTTGAGGCTCTTATCAATAGTTTTTCCATTTTATAATAGTTTTATTGCTGACTTTTGTGTTTGTGTTAGATCATAATGTACAATCATGTTTAAAAACTCATCTTTTGTAAGTTGTTTATTATTTACTTTGTCAAGTCCTTTTTGAAACCTATCACTAGATAGTTTATTTTTTTTTGGTAGTTGTTGACCAGCTGCATCTGTGTCCTTATCTGTGACAATTCCTAACATAGATGATAGTGCATATCTACGAATGTACGTACAAGCACTTCCTAACACTTGAAAGTCATTCATACCTTTCAATGATACATTTTTTGGTATAGGTGTTTTACTTGTTATGCTCTCACCTGTCTCTATATGAAACAATATAGTATCTATACAATCATCATTCATTAGTTGAGTAAATCCTAACTTATGTTTTTTAAGCAATGGATTTATAACTGAGAATATTGTTGGTAGATCAGCATAGCTATAGCCATACCCTTGTGTGCCTTTGTGTATTACTGGACACTCTTGCTGAAATGATGCAAGACTTTTTTCAATTTTTGGTGTTTTGTTTTCTTTGTTCATAGTTTTAAATTTAAATTATAATTTACTGATTTGTTGTTTTAACTTCTTTTTATTTTCTTGAGCTTGTTTTTCTAGTTTCCTCTTAGAAAGGATAGCATTTTTTAAAAAT